GGATACCGATCTCACGAGAGAGCTTAGCGATCTGTACTTGGTATTCCATCTCGCTGAAATACTCTTCTTCGGTTAACAAAGACACGTAGAACCATGCGGAGAGTGCTCTAACATTTAAGATGTCTTCTGGTGTTAAAGACAAAGCAGTGGCGATAGAAGTAGTAATCAAATCACTGTAGCACTTAATCAGGTTCGATGAGAGTGATTTAATTACACGAGTACCACTATTGGCTAAAAGGCCTGATAGTGCATTACGAGTCACCTGTAAGGTATACATCGGTTTATTCGTAACAGACATCTCAGTCTCATCACGCATGGTGATAAAGGATGACAAATCAGCCACACTGTAACGATGGCCATTACCTGTCTCTATTATTAAAGTGTGGTCGAACTTACGCACCAATCTATTCGGATAGAACAAGATGGTGTTGTTGTTATCGTTAACCTTCGTGAAGTTATTCGAAGTGACGATGACTTTACGGATTTCTGCTTCTAGTTCCTTAGTTAAGAACTTAGAGCCTAAAGTCGTGTCGTAGGATGAATAGTAGATCATGCTTCTTCTTTCTCTTTTCTAAAAGATGATTTCAAACGAGGCCTATAATGGCTATATTCTATTAGCCATAGGCGATTTTCATAACTTCTCTCCCCTATTATACACGAAGTATCAGGATGTCTAACGAGTATACTAAATGTAAATATTTTCAGTACCACCATATAGGAATCCTTAATTTTGTTATATGAAAGTGTCCGGCCGGACGGTGTTTACCGTCTGTCTAGGCACTTGATTATGGCAGCAGAAGAATACCGGTATTCTTTTCCTTTTGCTTTAAATTTAACCCATTTAACGGTTACACAATCTGTTAATATCCTGACTATGGAGCTTGATAAACATGGCTACTGAAATTTACATTAGTAATGCCACGCCCCACAGCAACCATCTGGGTACTAAGGACTTGTCGGCACGTGTCGTGGATCGTACTCCGCTTCTACGCCCGATGTTCTTGCCTTATTTCCCTTTCTTCGGTCGCAAGGGTACTTTAGACGAAGTGATGGTGGATGGCGCAGCGTTTGAATCCATCTACGGTAGTGAGACACTGGATGAGCGTTCTCCCTACTTTAACCATGCTTCTGTCTTTATTAAAGGCATCTTGAATGCTGGCGGTAAGATCATCGCTAAGCGTATCGTGCCTGAGAAAGATCGTAAGTACGCTTCACTGCGTGTGTCTTTAGAATACGTAGAGACTCAAGTAGACGAGTACGTGCGTGATCCATCTGGTCACTTCAAACTCAACAACAACAACGAAAACGAAACCACTGGCCGTAAAGTACCAGGTGCATTGTTCCGCTTCCATGTGGAAGAGATCCCGACTGTCACCTTGAATACCGGTGCCGGTAACATCGAAACATTCCAATTCGGCATGGGTGCACAGTCTGTCTCTGATTTGACTGATGGTACCGGTCAAGTGGGTAAACGTGTGCCTCTGTTTGATTTTGTGGCACCTTCCCCTGGAGAACATGGTAACTTGAACGGTATGGCTCTGTGGGCACCGACTACGATTAGTCCGTCTCCGGTTAACTACGTGCCACTGAACGATGCTAAGGCTTATCCTTACCGTCTGCGTCTCGTGACTAAGCCTACCTCTACTTCTTCTCCTGCTATTTCCTACAGTCGCCTCGGTATGCCTGAAATTGACTTCTGCTTGAAACCAGAAGCCAGATCTAAAGCAGGTGTGGATTATCACATCGGCGATGTGTTCTTGGATAGCTACAATGACCTGATCCCTGAGAATCCGCTGGTACCGCCTACATACGGCCCATTTAGCCGTTTGCATGTCTACCAAGAGAACGTAGACTCTGTTCTCTCTATGCTCGTGAAGAAAGAGACGGATGTTGAGAAGATCGGTGACTTGACCAATGTCACCGATGAGAACATTAACGAATTGCGTTATCTCTTTAACGTATTAGGTGGCCAGCACTCTGACGGTACACCTTACCAGACTTATCGTCGTGCCACGATTGGTGGTGCTGCTACGCCTCTGGGTGAAAACACTTACGTCTGGGCTAAAGGTGGTCGTGATCCTGAAATGACTGATGCTTTGTTCGAAGCTGAAGTCGATGCTCTTTTAAAAGAGTTCGAAGATCCTAACTCCAAGTACATGGACGAAGTGCAATTCAACGACTCTGTGTTCATCGACACTGGTTACTCTTTGGACTTTAAACGTAAGATGGGTCGCTATCTCGCTAACCGTAAAGACCGTTGGGTATTGGCGACTACTTACGTGCATGATGAGAAACCGATTTCAGCTGCTGAAGAACTTGGCCGTATCAGCATGATCGCCGGTGCCATCCGTCGTTATCCGGATAGCCAAATCCATGGTACTTCTGCATTCCGTTGTGTCGTGGCTAAAGGCAGTGGTCTGTTGGCTAAGTCTGTTTCTTCGTATAAGAAACGTGTGCCTGTTACCTACGAGATCGCTGTACTCTTGACCAAATACTGGGGTGCAGGTAACGGTATCGCCAACAGCCGTTGGGACTGGTCTGAAGGCTCGAACAACAAGTTTAACTACTTGATCGATGTCACTTCAGGATTCGTGCCGTATCAAGTACGTAATGGCTACTGGGCAGCCGGTGGCATGTGGGCACAGCAAGATGAACGTAAGACTTCTTACTTCCCTGCTTACCGTACCATCTTCGATGATGATACGTCTACCCTGACGAACATGCGTACCATGTTGGTACATGTGGACATCAACAAGATCGGTGCTGAGATGCAGCGTGTGTTCAGTGGTAAAGACTGGACTCAGGATCGCATGAAGCAAGAGATGACCGAGTGGTTCTACGATCAGCTCAAAGGCAACAAATACGGTGGTAAAGTGGAAATCAACGTGAAGATTACCTTTACGAAGATGGATGTTCAACGTGGTTACAGCTGGCACACTGAAGTCACTGTGTTCAGTGATCACTTCTACACTGTACAGACCTTCGAGTCCATTAACCGCCGTCGTAGTGACAAAACCGTCGATGACGATACCATCACTGCTTAAATACACACCTAGGCAGTAGGTCTTACTCTTTAGTAGGGCTTTACTGCTTAGCCTTTTATTGTACTTATTCTAAAGGATAAAAGACATGGCACGAGTTAGTCCCGTGTATATGGAGCGTGGTGACAGTACACCTGCCGGTTATGCACAAACTCCTGTAGCCCACCTGTTGCAAGGTGGTCAGTTTGGCTACAGTAAAAACTATCGCGCGTGGATGAACGACCATCCGTTTACCACTCGCCCTGTGATTACATTGTTGGTAGAAGCACCTTTGTTCTTCAAGATGCTGCCTAATGCACAGGAGAACATCTCCATGCTGCGTAGTTTAGTAGAAACAGTCCGTACTAAGTGGACTGGATTCCAGCACAAGAAAGTCGTGAACTGGGACAGCAAGAACTTTGGTGCAGATGGCCAGAAATACGAGTTCTACACCAACGTGACAGTTGAATATGGTCAGTTGAGTATGTCTGTTTGGGAACGTCCAGGTATGCCGGTTAAACGCTTCCTGGATTTCTGGATCGACATGGGCTTGATGAATGAAGAAACCAAGTATGCTTCGATTGCTACTGTAGCCGGTACTGAAGCGTACGATGCCTTGCCTGACATGTACACCATGGGCATGTTGGCGATTGAGCCTGATGTGACTGGTCGTCGCGTAAACCAAGCTTGGTATTGCTTTAACATGGCTCCACGTGACAGTGGTGACAATGAAGCACAGTCTGATAAAGAGAATCCGGCTGCTGGTCGTGAACTCAATATCGGTTGGACGGCCCTGTTCCACTACGGTTATGGTGTGGACTTGTGGGCACAAACCATCTTGGATAAGTTGAATCCGATCGGTGCGAATGTGATGTACGAGAAAGCATTCGTAGAAGGATTGGATGCGATGGTAGCAGCAGGACAATCGTCTTATGCTTCTACTATCCAGCACATCGCACGCAGCCGTATTAAGTAAGCTATCGCCAGATAGACTAAAAAAGAAGCAACATACGCCTTATACCTACCTATAGTCCATTACGGGCTATAGGTAGGGTAAGGTCTATGTTATCGATATTTTCAGGGATATTTAGCTATTGCTATTCAGGATAAAAGATGGATATGCCTATTACAGGCACGAGGATGCGTTTATACGCATGTTTAAGCGTAAGGTATAGTTAGGTGTACCTTAGGTGTTATCGTCTCTGTAGACGCATTCTGATGCATTCCAGAGCTATTCGCTCTTAATAGGACGATCTAGAGGCACTAGGAGCGATTATGCTGCCTTAGCCTCAGGATGAGTAAGTGCTTTGCTGAAATGATCGTCTACTTTCTGGAAATGACACATGTTAAAGCCATTAGTCATTTCACCACGTTTTACTTGGATAAAGCGTAATGGGTCAATGACACTGTAATCACCATCATCGTCAATACAGATGTAGTCTACATCGTAACCTTGATCTTTTAGGGTATCCAGATAACGCTGGATAAAAGATCCACGTTGAGTCTTGTAGATATCGTAAAGGTTATCGTCTATCTGGCTAGGCGTATACTTGCGTCCATGTACGGATGTATAGTCATGCTTCACGATTTCAGGCAATAGAGCTAATAAACGATCTTTGGTTAATGGGATCGTATAGTCTACTCTATACATGCCTTCTACTTCGTTAAATAAGCATAGTTCTACACCTGTATTAGCGAAGAGTTCTGCTTGTTCCTGTATGGTGTCAAATGACCATGCTCTAGACGAGATAACGATACTCGCTTGATGGGTATCTTGAAGATGTTGGATCAAGTGCAGGATATTAGTATCGAGTTGGTGATGCTTGTGTGCTTGGGTATAGATGTCGTATCCTGCTTGCTGTGCTGCGAATCTGGATGTCTGGTGGGCGATGACACCATCAATGTCTAAGAAGATGAGTTTAATCGATTTCATGGTCTTGGTACTTCTTTAGTTAGTAAAAAAGAGGTGCTTACAGAGATACGTACCAGACACCCTAAGATGCCTGATACGCTCTGCATAGGTAGTCATTACTACTTAGTCGTTAAAGATCTCGCAGAACAGAATGTAAGCTGTGGCAGCTACAGAACCGTAAGCGATGATCGAAGTTAAAGCATAAGTGAAAGTAGTGTACATGGTTGTGTCCTTTTAGGTTGATAAGATTAAAAGTGGTAGTTGAAGGTATCTTCCTTCTTCTGCTTTAATAGTATATATTTCAATAATTCGCAATGTGCAAACACTAGGCTAATCAAAAGCCACCGTGTTTAGACATGAGTAAAACAAAAAAAGAGAACATATACCTTACACCGGACAGTACCCGCAAAGGATACTATCCGGCTAAGGGTGAGGTATGTCATTGCTTATCTATTACTGCAACTTATTAAACCAAGAGATGAATCCTTGGTCTGGTGTCAAGTCAGGCATGACGTAGATAACGTATTTGTCATGCTTGTTGGCTTCAGACACCATTTGGTTAAAAGACTCGTAAAAGTAATCTGCATTAAAGATACGAGCTTCGATGGTGTTAACCGCACGAGACATGATGGTGTCTTCTGTCCTTGAGATATAGACAAAAGAACCAGACTTCTTGTCTTCGACGTTCTTCACCATGGTACGGAAGAGTGTGTTAAGTTCTTCACGATCCAAGGTGGTTAAATCAACAACATGTCTAGCACTGTCAGAGACGACACTGAACTTAGTCGCATTAGCAGGTGCCTGCTTAGGATCAAACATCACACGACGTTTCTTGGTGATGTTCAATGCCAACACAACTAATGCGGTTGACATGTCGGTAATGGTTTTAGACATTACATTTCCTTTCTTTTTACACTAAGCGCAGTGCGCTTAGCGTAATGTGGTTTACACTAAGCCTAGTAAGCTCAGCGTATTGTGGTTAGATGTCACCATAATCACCATACGTCTTGCGCTTGGCAGCAGCAGCGATGGCTTTCAGGTGACGTTTGTGTTCAGTAGTGATACGGGCAGCTAAGTCTTCGATCACAGCAAAATGCTTGGTTTCGCTGAATACATTCTCAAACTTAGGTTGTATCGCCTTCTTCATGTAAGTCGTGAACAACTCACCAAAGTTGATTACATTACGATCAGCAAGATACGTAACCGTAAAGTTAAGACGATATTCACCACGTGAGTTAGAATAACGAGCTAATTGGAAAGTATAGAGCTTATTACCATCCGGCTGGTTCTTCATGGTGTAGCCATCGAATAGCGCCATGACATCTTCCAGTCGTACACTGGAGATGGCTTTCAGGTAACTATCACGTATCACCTTGAGGAATGATTTCAGCTCGTAGACAGAAGTCTCTTCGATGAGTTTATCGAAGTCTCCCTTAGGGATAGGAATGACTTTGGTCATCATTACCCTCCCCCAGTTAAGTATTACTGCGGAAGACATAGAGCTGCTTCCCTTCAGGAGTGAGTAGGATATAGCCGATGTAGTTTACACCATTGAGTTCATCGACATCTCTCACCAGGATCTGCCCTATTTCAAATGGCTTTTTAGGCTTGATAAAAGCCGTGGTGGTATTGATGTTAGAATGGGTAATCGTAGTTACCCGACCAGCTTTCAGTGATTCAATGCTGTTCGGTACGGATTTGATGTAATTTAGGGACATGGGATTCCTTTCTGTAATAAATAAAGTTTAAAATAGTACGCCTGTACAAAATACAAGCGTTTTAGTGGTTTATATTAAATCAATCATGCATCAGTCAGTTTAAAGAACACATGGTTCCCGATACGCTGGGAGACACGTGCTCTCTTAGCTGGTTTCTTACCTGTAGAGAAAAACACTGCTTGTCTTACAGTATCTCTACGTATCCCTAGTAGATTCTCCAAGTATTTGCGTTGAGCTAACTTGACGATCTCTATTTCACGTACAGGGTCGAATACACGGCCTTTTCTCAATGTGTGGTTGTGGTACCATTGGAACTGTCCTTTGGCTGTCACCACACTCTTGATCGAATGTCCAAACTCAGGATGCTTCATGCGGTTGATGATGACATCTGCTACTGCTTCTTTGCCTTTCATGTTCTCACCTTCAGCCTCGTAGTAGATAGCCATGCTCAAGTAGTGAATCTCGTCTGCTACCGAAGCATGACTATACGTACTGGCGAATAAGGATAAGAACACGATAGTGGCTGCTACAAATTTACGCATATCGTGTTTACCTTTCTCTATATAGCCGATGGATAGCCACCGTAGTGCTGTTCTACTGCTAGTTGGCTCAGTATCTCTACTTTACCATCTTCTTTAAACAACACACAGTCACTTGGTAGGATGGGTATATCACGCCCATCTAGAGAGATGTATACACGTCTCTCTATATCGCAATAGGCAGCGATACACCCCATCTCTTCTAAGGCCATATTCAGGATCTTAGGATCTACCTTAGCACTGACCAGATAGCCTTTAGAACTGATTCTTCTGCTGGGTAGCTGGTGCTTCGCCAGTAGTTTGGCTGTTTCCATCTTTTGCATCTTCATTTCCTTCCTGTTGAATGGATGGGTTAGTAGAGGGCTGTTGTGCAGCTATATTGCGATACTGGCGATCACGACGATGTACGATGTAGCTTTTCAACACATCTAAGATATAGCCTTTAGCTGATCGTTCTACAGGAATGTCTTCATCTTCACCTTCTATATCTGCTTGATAGTCGAAGTTGATGGCAGTAGCATAATGCTTACCATTTACTTCAACCATGTCTACGTAGAGCAGGATGTCCATGGAGAGATAAGGTACCGGCAACAACAGAGCATAGTCACCACGATCTGTCTGGGTAAACGGTAGATCAACAGCTTCACCACTGAAGATGTATTTGCCGATGAACGAGCTAACAGCATGCTTGATCTTATCGTAAGCACCGATGAGATGGAAATGTTCATCGTTGTTTTCAACTAAAGGAGCAATAGCTACTTCAACGCTGTCTACGCCCACCATAGCTGGCATGAATTGATTAGGCCGCTTAATGTTTGCAGTGATGTCGTCAAGACCATCGTAATCAACACCCATCGCATCTAACTGCATACGACGGTTTTGGTAAGGATCCACTTGATCTGCCTTATTGTCTTTAGCTTTAGCAGCATCCGCAGCTTGTGGATACATTCTTTCGAATGCTCCCATGTAGTTCAGCGGTTTACCCGTAACATTATCGGCAAACTCAGCTGCTTTATTGGCTGTAGCACGCAAACTACTCAGTACGCTTTCATCGAACATAGGCTCACCAGTGGATTGTTTACCGTACTGCTGATTAACCGCATAACGCCAGTCCTCTTGGCTAGGATAAAAGTTCGTTTGGTACGGTCTTCTTACATCTTCCCTCTCTTCACCTCTACGTTGGTAATACGATGGTCTACGTAAGAAGTCATCACCACATCGACCACGACTATAGAAGTGATCTTCTTGTCGATATTCACCACGACGACCAAACATACCTTGGTCTTCTTTCTCTACGGTAATTCTAATACCTTCTACTTCGAATGTTACTTTACTCATTTTACGATTCCTTTTTACTAAATGTCTAACTAAGGGTAAATAATAGATTTACATCCTAGACTTTACGTCCAGTCTGTATTGGAACTACAATTACTTCTTGCCTTTAATGGCTTGTAGGTGTGGCTTATAGTGCCGATAATGGTGGTTAATCATCAACTCGAAGAATAACTTCAGTGTTTCTTCCATATCGGCATCGTTATTAGCCAGGCATTCAATGTCCAGCATCTTACCTGTTTCCACGTCATGTGTACGTTTCAACAAGCTAATACCTGTTACACTGGTAACGATATTATCATCCCTAGAGATGCGTACATCTCCCTGTAAGAGATAGATAATGCGTTTATCACCTATCTCTTCTTCGTTCTTATTAAGATACAATGTAGCCTCACGGTAGAACCGTGTATAAGGGATATTGCATCCACGGATGTCTTTACCTACTAGGTTGTTGATTATTTCGATACGCTGAGGTACCATGGTTAATAGATCAGTAGTGCGTCTGTCAGTCAGATCAGCACCAAACTTCTTACGAGTATACGCCTGTGCATGTTCTAACAGACGCAATGATAATCCTAGATCCATGTCTAGTTCCTTTCTGTAGTTTATACTAGGCTGTTAAGCTCTAGTAACATTGAATAAACAAAAGAGATAGTAGTCGGTAGTATACTTACCATCCTTCTACTACCTAGATAGTAAGTATCTGTATTTTCCTGCATATCGCCATCTATCCCTAGGGATAGCTGTCTCTATTCGGATGTGTATCCAGCATGTTACCTATCGGTAAAGTATAGAAAGTCGTATACTACCGTATACTCCATCTAGACGATATTGACAGCATAGAGGCTATACCTACTTACACCCAATACAGGTGTAAGTAGGCATGTCTAATGGATGTATCTACACTACGTGTATACTAAGAGTAAATTACTCAGACTCATGTAAGGTTATGAGTAAGTAAGCAAGCAAGCTTACAGGGCTACGCCCTGTAGGTATGTCGCTTACGCTCCCAGATAAGTCGCTCTGCTCCAAGTCAGCTATTGTTTCCTCAACCTCATTCCGTCATCTCCTTCCTTCCGTCCTGCATGTCCGTCAGTCTGTCGATTCCTTCATTCGCTTTTCGTAAACTTTTATCTTAGTGTTGTTTCAGAAAATATAGCGTGCTATTTTTTTCTAAAAAAGAAAAAGCACGCATCTGTCTTATCACTCACTCCCTAGTAGACCTAAGTCTACTAGATGAGTGCGTGTATAGCTCAGTGTTCTCTAATCCTCCTACACTCAGTATCTACGAGTATACGAGTAGGATACGTGTTAGCTCTAACGGTAGGATTAGAGAAGATATTGCTCTTGTATACCTCTTGGATCTAACTATCCTCTATTACCCTTTATTCTACTAGGGATAGGTATAGTCTCTATCTACCCTTAGAGGAGGATAGTTAGATGGTATAGTTTTAAGTAGTAGTAAGTATACCAAACCAACTGTTGCATACTCCGTACCTCACGTTCGTTACGGTACTTCGGTATTGAACAGTTGAGTTTGTATACGTTGGGTGATTATCTATCTATTACAGCCATGCTCTTGTATACGTACACTATACGGATGGTGATACAATAAGGGAACGGTAGTGGCTAGGTGTACGTATAAGTACTAGATGGCACTATACAGGCACTAGGTGTAGGTAAGCACACTGGGATAATATACACGCATGATAAGGCACGATAAGCTTACCTACATGGGCTAGGTGCGTATAGTAGACAGATAAGACTATAGATGGCCTACAGGCGCATGTATACGCACGTATAGCTCTAAGATGGATAAGATGCGTATAGTACAGGATAGACTAAGTATACACGAGCATGGGGATAGGCTATACGCATGTGTAGACTAGGTTAGATAAGAATAGACTTACTGTAGATAGCATTACTAAACGACAATGATCTTTACACTAACGAAGCACACTGGAGTGTAACGGCGTGTGCGTAGGTATGTAAAAGATCATGTAGATGCAGTATACTACGCATGTGCGTATATAGCGATTACAGGCTCGTAGAGCACTCTGTAGAGCGTTTAACCTCTTCGGGTATATGTTACCCTAGGTTTTGACATAAACGCTCTATAAACGCATCCTAGGGCCATTACTGAGCATGTGCTATAAACAAGAGTACACTAGGATGCTTAAATAGCCCTTATTTAGACCAAAATGAAGATGACAGCATAAGCCTTAGCCACCTATACCCCGATGTGGAGTATAGGTGGTATAAGGAGTATGCTTGCTATTATAACTGCTCGTAGTCTTGTACAGACTCTACTGCTATCTCACCTAGAGGATCTTCTTCTAGGTAAGTGATCTCAGGTGGAGTAACACTCTCCATCTCTCGTATAGACAATACAGCTTGACGCTGATCACTGTCTATTAACTTGGTGTACGTAGTTAACCAAGTCAAGAGACGGCTATAGACATTGTATCTGGCATTATAGCCATGGGCATCGCCTTTAGCACGTGTCTTACGACCAATGTTGATAATATCACACACACCATCGAAATCATTACGATCAATGTAATCATTAGCCTTAACCGCATTCCAATACCAAACAGCAGAAGCTAGACCTAAGTCAGGCTCTAATAGCTTATTCGGATCGGTATCAGCTGGTAGGCCTGCTGCTTTAAAGAACTGCTGGTAGTTATCTTTACCAGTGATCTGTATCGGGCCTTTACCAGCATGCTTCCAGCCATCACCTGTTTCAGGGCCACCATTACCCATGCGGTTAGCGTAGGTATGGTTAGCGATATCCTTAGGCTTACGGGCGATGGAGACAGCTAATGCATTAGGCTTACCTTTAGGAAGACCAGATGCACTGAATCGCTTAGGCCAGGTATTAGCGAGTCCCTGTGCACTGTAGTTTAAGTTCTCACGTACAGTACGCAAGTAGTTAGACTCTACGACGAGATTGGCAACGAATGCTGCCACACGTTTAGGGTTGTTGATCCGTGAGCCATTAAGGTGTTTCACGAAGTGAGGTGCCCATGCGGTGGCTTCTTTTAGACCACATCCTGCTTTAGAGAGGATTTGTTTCCAGTTTTCAACATTCATGGTGGTTAGCTATTAAAGTAGTTGATCAAACGGTTCTGGGCCATGGTGGATAAGCCATACTCGACGATCTTACCCATGTCCATGTTACGCATCTCTTTACGACGTGTACGCGGATCGCAGCATGTGGTAAAGAGGGTCATCAGGTTGTGGTAGCATTTCACATCCACATGGCTAACACGCATGTTCTCCATGAACATCATGACGCGTTCAGCTGCTAGGGCTTTACCTGAATGACCATGTTCTTGGAACAGACACATCAGGTAGTTCATGGCGAGTTTGAAGCTATTGTCATCTGTCTTGTTGATGATGTTCATGATGTTGTTGTAAAAGCCTACTTGCATGGATGGGCCTAAGTGCTCGACGAAGCGTTTGTTCTCCATGTAGGCACGGATATGGCCACCTGTTTCAGTCATGACACGCACGTAGTCTTCGATACCTAATAGGGCAGTCTTAGCCACCATGTCGATACGGTTTTCGATGTCTTGCAGTGTCATGGTACCACGGATAGCAGGAGTCAGTTGTGCTTGCTCTACTTGCTCTTCTTCACGTACGATGGTTTCTTCTACTTTAGGTGGATCGATGGTTTGATCACCTGTGGTATCGATTAATACATCGTAGTATTCTTCTTCATCATCGTCAGAGGCACGAGGATCACCATCTGTCGTCTCTACTGGCTGTGGAGCGGCAGGCTGGGGATCCGGGGGCCGGCCTTGACGGGGGCCTCTAAAATGCTGGTGT